ATAAGCAAATAAAAGAATATTTTAGAGAAGAGTACGTAAAGTGTGCTCTAGATCCGATATACTTTATGCGTCAATATTGTTTTATACAGCATCCTGTCAAAGGAAAAATAAAATTTGATTTGTACCCATTTCAGGAAAGAACTTTAAAAGACTTAAAAGAAAACGACTATAACGTAATATTAAAGGCAAGGCAGTTAGGAATATCAACACTAACAGCAGGCTATTCATTATGGTTAATGAATTTTCATAATGATAAAAACATATTGGTAATTGCTACAAAGCAAGAAGTTGCTAAAAATTTAGTTACTAAAGTTAGAGTTATGCATAAACTAGCACCTGATTGGTTAAAACAAGGATGTGTTGAAGATAATAAATTATCGTTGCGATACAAAAACGGATCACAAATAAAAGCAATATCTTCAACAAGTGAAGCAGGTCGTTCTGAAGCGTTGTCACTTTTAGTTATGGATGAGGCAGCATTTATTAAAAACATAGATGACATATGGGCAGCATCACAACAGACACTTGCAACTGGTGGTAAATGTATTGCACTTTCTACACCAAATGGCATGGGTAATTGGTTTCATAAGACTTGGGTTGGCGCTGAAGAAGGCTCAAATAATTTTAATTTTATTAAGTTGCACTGGACAGTTCATCCTGAAAGAGATCAACAATGGAGAGATGATCAAAATGCATTATTAGGACCTGACATGGCAGCGCAAGAATGTGACTGTGACTTTATAAGTTCTGGTCAATCTGTTATCCCAGCAGCAATTATAAAAGAATATCAAGATAAATTTACATGTGAGCCAATAGAAAGAAGATATAATGATGGAATGTGGATATGGAAACATCCACAACCAAATAGAAAATATTTAATAGGTGCTGACGTAGCTCGTGGTGATGGAAGTGACTATTCAGCATTTCATATTCTTGATGTTGAAACTCTAGAACAAGTTGCAGAGTTTAAAGCAAAAATAGATACAACACGTTATGCAGGAATATTGGCATCTATAGGCACAGAATATAATGATGCTGTCTTAGTTGTTGAGAACAATAATGTAGGTTGGGCTGTTTTACAAGTATTATTAGACAGAGAATACAGAAATCTATTTTGGATGAAAAGAGACCTAAAGTATGTTGATACAAAAACACAATATACAAATAAATACAGAAGTCAAGATAGAAATCAGATACCTGGATTCTCAACTACTATGAAAACTAGACCACTCATCATAGAAAAATTATCACAATTTATTAGAGAAAAACAAGTAAAAATAAATTCAATTAGACTGATCGATGAATTATATGTTTTTATATTTAATAATGGGAAAGCTGAAGCTTTTAAAGGCTATAACGATGACCTCGTCATGAGTATGGCAATTAGTCTCTGGGTTAGAGACACTAGTTTACGTCTTCATGAAGAAAACATGAGGATAACAAAAGAAACAATGAACAAAATGGGAGCAAGCTCTGGTGTTTACACTGTTGAAGCAGAAGAAGATTATGGCTGGAAACAAAAAGTTGCCGGCAAAAAAGAATCACTAACTTGGTTAATATAAAATGGCAAAACAAGATACATTTTTTGATAGAATAACGCGCTTATTTTCGACAGGCGTTATTGTTCGTAATGTTGGCGGTAAAAAATTAAAAGTAGTTGATACCGACGACATTCAAGCAGGCTCCAGGTCACTTATGGATAGATACCAAAGGTTGTACTCTGGCAAAAGAGGAATAGGTTCAATGCATGGTTACGGTGGAGAGCTTGCAAAAGCACAACGTATATCATTATTTAGAGACTATGAAGCAATGGATGATGATCCTATTATAGCTTCTGCTCTTGATGTATATGCAGATGAATCAACAATGAAGTCTGAATATGGTAATGTACTAGAAATAAAAGCAAACAATCCACAGATACATGAAATACTTCATAATTTATTTTATGATATTTTAAATATAGAATTTAATTTATGGCCTTGGATTAGAAATATGTGTAAGTATGGAGACTTCTTTCTAAACTTAGATGTTAAAGAAGGATACGGAATTATAAATGTATCTCCACTATCTACTTATGATGTATCACGTATAGAAGACTTTGATCCTGATAATCCTTATGAAGTAAAATTCGTATTAGATGCAACAGATCCAAGAAATCAACCACACAATGCATCTAATCAAGAATTACAAAATTTCCAAGTAGCGCACTTTAGGTTACTATCAGACTCCAATTACATACCTTACGGTAAGTCAATGATAGAAGGTGGAAGAAGAGTTTGGAAACAATTAAGTCTCATGGAAGATGCTATGTTAATTCACAGAATTATGAGAGCACCAGAGAAAAGAGTATTTAAAATTGATATTGGAAACTTACCACCAAATGAAGTTGATACTTATATGAAGCGCATTATTGACAAGATGAAAAAAGCGCCAGTGATAAATGAAGATACAGGTGACTATAATTTAAAATATAATATGCAAAACCTCACAGAAGACTTTTATTTACCAGTTCGTGGTGGTGATAGTGGAACACAAATAGAATCACTTCCAGGATTAACATATGAGGCAGTAGAAGATATTGAATACTTAAAGAATAAACTTTTATCTGCGTTAAAAATTCCAAAAGCATTTTTAGGATTTGAAGAAAATGTCGGATCTAAAGCAACACTTGCTGCTGAAGATGTAAGATTTGCAAGGACAATTGAAAGAATACAGAGAATTGTTTTAAGTGAATTAACAAAAATAGCTGTAGTTCACTTATACTCTCAAGGATACACAGATGCTGCACTTGTAGACTTTGATTTAGAGTTAACTAGCCCATCAACAATATATGAGCAAGAAAGATTAGATCTTTGGGAAAGAAAGAATAATATTGCAGAAGCAATGAAAAGAGAAGGTATAATATCACAGCAGTGGATTTATGACAATATTCTTAACTTTACTTCTAAAGATGTTAAAAAAATACAAGATGAAGTTATAGATGATAAAAAGCAAGCATTTAGGCTGCAAACAATTGAAAATGAAGGAATGGATCCTGCAAAGCAAGCAGAAGAAGGGCAATTGAAACAAGACAATGGTGATGATTCTGAAGGTGAAGAGCAAGGGATGGAAGATGAAGACACAAAAAGAGATACAGAAGATAGAGAAACATACGGTGTAAGAGATGCACTAGGCAAATATGATTATTTACATTCTGCACAGAGAGATGATAATCCTACAACACATAAATTTAGAAAAAGTCCGTTGGCACTTGCACATTTTGATGCAATGAAAAACAGCTTTGATAAAAAAGAAACACAATTATTGAAAGAAGTATCTGACATTGATGAAGAACTTAACGGAACTAATGAGAAAATTTAGTTTTCTTATATTTATTAATGAATTCATAAGAGACTTAGCTAAGGGTATATATGAAACACTCAAAATTTAAAAATGGCGGCTTATTATTCGAGTTGCTAACTCGACAGATAACATCTGATGCGCTTAACGGATCATCATCCTCGCCATCAACATCGCTAGTAAGACAGTATTTTAAGAAAGATACAGAGCTTTTTAAAGAAGCTAAGATCTTTAATGTTTTACAACAAACAAAAATCAAAAATTCTGAACATGCAAAACATCTTATCGAAACAACGATAAAGTCTTATAGTAAGACAGTTAACCAATCTAAGTTAAGAAAAGAAAAATACGCACTTATTAAAGCAATTAAAGAAAGTTTTGATATGGATTCATTTTTTAAAGTTAGAATACCAAACTACAAGATATTAGCATCTATATACAATGTACTTACAGAAGACTATTCAGATCCTAAACAATCTTCAAAAAGCTATTATACAATTCTAGAACATATTTCTTCAGTTAAAAAACCAAAAGAAGATCAAACTCTCACAGAATTAAAAAAGCAAAACAAAGATTTAAGACTTCTAGCTTACACAATATTGGTAGAAAAATTTAATAAGAAGTACAACACACTAACTGGTGATCAGAAAAAAGTTCTTAGAGAATATATTAACAGTGTATCTAGTACAGGAACACTAAAAACATTCTTAGAGTCACAATTTAAAAATGTCTTATTTGAACTAAAGAAATATTATGGTGCTATAGACAATAAAGTGATAAAGATAAAAATTAAAGAATGTGTAAAGCTAGTTAATGAAACAAAAATTGCAAAACCAAAAACATCACATGTATTGAAACTTATGAGATTTTATCAATTAGTTTCTGAGATAAAAAATGTCATTAAAAAATAATAGACTAATAGAACTATTAAAAAATCTAATACGCCAAGAGCTAAAAGAAATGAGCGCAACAGGTGGAATAGACGGTGGTGAAGGCCCTCAAAAAACGCCGTACGCTTTTAGAGACCCTAAAGATGATGACAAAGATGAAGATGACTTAAAACTATCAGACGGAATGAGTGTTGTTAAAGAGAATTATTGGCATTTTAGAAATGATGAATCTATGTCAACAAAACAAAAGCTAGCTAAGTCTATGATTGGAATTCGTGATAGAATGACTGAGATAGAAAAACTAGTAAAGTACAATGTAAAACTTAAAAACGAAATGAAATTTGAGTCTGACAATTATATGAAGAGAACAAAAGTAGCTCTCGGAAAAATTTCAGAAAAACTTGTAAGACTTTCTCATAAAGTAAAGGACTTAGTATAATGGACAAATCTTTATTAGTTGACGTAATTCCTTTTGAGGTAACACCAGACAAAGTAAATGAAGCTATTAGTACAAATGGTGGAAAACTTGTTGTTAAAGGTGTATTGCAAAGAGCAGAGGCAAGAAATCAAAATGGAAGAGTTTATCCAAAAGAAATATTAATGCGTGAAGCAAATAAGTATACAGATAATTTTATAAAAGAAAGAAGAGCTATGGGTGAACTAGATCATCCTGATAGTT